AGAGGAACCTTGCCACATCCTTCTACTAGTAGATTTAGTTATCAATGATTTCCTACTCTTAGTTAGAACCTGAACTGCAGTATTTCCTTTCGCTAACAAAGAATAAGGGACTAAAGGCTCCCATTTTGATTCTACCTTAGTCAGGATATCTTCTTGAAGAATTCCAACTACTGTAACTGCGTTCCTAAAACTCGTGATTCTAGCTAGATACTCTGGAACTACTCCTTCACCATCTGATCTATACCCACACTCAGAAAGTACTCCATTAGTTGGTTTAGGAAGTTCCCTTCTCCTTGTTGCAAATTGTACAGTATACGTTTCCTTCCTCCTATTTCCAGATTTTGATGTTTGAATATTATCAGGCATGTTTAATCACTTCCTAAAGATAAATTTCCAGACGCATGTGCATTTAATAAAGCATCAGCAGAATCATTTGGATCACCTAACCCAGGCCCTTTAACTTCAGCAGCAGTTCCACGATTTACTTGGTTCGAAAGATTATCTATAGATGAGGATAGTTTACTAATTTGATCCCCTATCTCAGGCATAATCTTCGTAGGCATTAATTCTATTGCTTTTCTAACATTATCTTCTATATTTTCTGTTGCTAACTCTACTTTCGTAGCTGTTCCACCTTTTGCTGCAGGAAGTGCACTAATACTACTCTTAACTTCTGCAGATGTTTCTGAAACAAGGGGTATTCCCATTCCACTTTTAACTCCGGCAAGTATTTCTGAATATGGAGTTAATTCCTTTTGCTTTTTGCCAAGAACTTTTCCAACAATTCCTCTATGATACCATGCTCTCCCTGCTCTCTCCTCAAATTCTTGCCTCTGTTTCATATTCGCAAGTTGCACGGCCAACTGGCCAGATGACTTACCTGTTTTCTTAGAGGCCTCCTCAACGCCTACTTCCTTTACCCAACTTATCCATTGCTCAGAAGATCCCTTTAAACCCTTAGCTGCCTCACGTCTTCCTGCTCTTGCTTCCTCTAACCCCTTAGCAGCTCCTACAGCTTCAGTAACTTTCTTTCCGGCTATAACCGCTCCAGCACCTAATCCCGCAATAATTCCCAACTTAGGAAGCCAAGTTCCTAACATACTTGACATCTTGGTCAAAGGTGCAGTCAAAGAAGAAAGCATTCCTCCAAAAAGACCTTCTTTCGTTTCACCTTTCTTATCAGAAAGTCGTTTAAGCACATCTTTAGTCCACTTAGCCTTATCTGCTTTTCTATCAAAGAAGTAAGTTAACGGAGCTACTAACTCCTCTTTAGAAGGTTTCCTCTGTGCAAAGCCTCCAAACTCAGTCACTTTAGGGCCTCTACGCCTGGCCATAACACCTTGCTCTAATTCCCAAGGACTCAAACCTGTAGCAACAGGCTCTAAGCGCCTCTGGAAAGAAAGCTCTCTTCTAGCCCGAACTTTCTCAGCCAGACCTCTAGAGATTCCAGCAATGCCCTTTGCTGCCCCAATAGCCATAGGAGCAAATGGACCTAGCACAGCTGCTGCTGCTCCTCCAGCAACTCCTTTCACTGCACCTACTAACTCAGGGGCCGTCCTACTCAAGAATGGAAGGACTCCTTCCCTAGTTTGTTTTCTCATCCCTGCCACTCCTCCCCTAACAATCTCATTCGTTACATTTAAACTTTCTGGGGAAATTCCAGTTTCTTCTTGTACTTTACTTATCCTATCTCTCAAAGGACTTATATCTTTAGACGTTCGAACAAAATAATCTCGTTGATTATTAAGAACTTCTATATTCGCTACGACATCTTCAACATCTTGTTTTTCAACTCCTTTAGTTCTCGAAATTGTATCAATCAAATTAATAGTTACTACTGTCAATTTGATTGCGGCCACTACTTCATGCTCTATCTCACCTATTTTATAAATCTTTCTCAGACCCTGAAAAAATCCCAGATAATCTCTAGAAAGCTTCTTACGAATTGCTTGAAGAGAATCAGAGCTAAAAGAATCTATGGAAATATTTTTCATTCTTTTCTGAAAATCAAGTGGAATATACTTTGCTCTTCTTTTCACCTACTTTATGCCTTCACTTTCTATTTGCTTGTACAACCAACCCCAAATATAGTCAAAGGATCTAATATCAACTTTATCAAGAGAATTGAAGTTAAATCCACCTCTACTAAAATAGCATACTTCACACTGCTTCTCCAAAATCCGAGATAAGGGTCTCACCATCCGGATAGAAGAAGTCAAGTCGAAAGGGTATGTTAACAACATCCTCCTCCCCACACTCTGGACACTTATAAGTCGCAGCAAAATCGGGTCCGTGATAAAATTTATTCTGAAATGCTCTAATTCTAGCCATATCTTTTGTCTGATGAGACAACTTAGAAAGCCAATCTACCCGCTCAAGAGTAGACATCTCTCCAGGACCAACTATCGAACGAGCGTATCTATAGATTAGATAATCCTCATGATCATCAGCATACTTTTCAGTCTTTATTTCATCTTCTACTGTTAAGAATCTTAGATCTACATGTATTGGCTTACCATCTTCACCTACCGAAGATAACTTCACAGAATGAGGAACTTTGAAATCTTCTGGGAGCTGTACTATATCTAGCTCTTTAAGATTAATAATAGGTTTGACTACCTTCATACAGTAACTACACTGTGTTTTCCTAACCATCGTTTCGGAGTATGAATTTATATACTCCCATAAAACGATATACATCCTATCCCCTATAGTCAGATCTGTTGGGTCAATTCCTTTAATGATCCCCTTAAGAACTTGAAGATACTTACGTTCAAGATTAACGGGATCAATTTGTGACAAAACTTTTTCATCCTCTATTCTATAAAGTCTGATCACAACATCTTCTGGGTTAACTTTTGGGTAGGGAATACATCTGGACGGGAGGTTAATTGACATGTACTCACTCATCTCTTACTTCTCCTTTCTTCTTGTACTTTACTTAAAAACCAATTTTTCCTAAAACCCCTTTAGCACTTCCTTTAGCAAAATTTGTAACTCCTTCCAATATAGAACCTATTAGAGACTTATGACTAATCCGATCAACACTCATCTCTAATTCTAACCTTAAAACATCTTCCGATGGATATGATAACCCAAGTGAAGGATTTGTTTTAGGCCAACATCCTCTCAACACAAACTGAGTTGATTCAACTCCAGATCTATCGTAAAGAGCTATATAAATAGTCTTAGAATATCTATTCTTAGCAGAGTAATAACCATCTTTATCAATGATTAACTCACGCCAGCCATAGAAGTAATTCAAAACTGAATTATCTACAGGAGAGATAAAAACCAAAGTTACAGATTTTATCTCTTCGAGATCGGCATAAAATCTTTGTTTGGACCCATATCGCAGAGAAGAGATTGAATTTATACTGTAATCCCCAAATCGCACATCTTCACAATACTGAGAAACAAGTAACCCAAACAATCCATTGATAGTATCTGGCATAAGAAGCTGCCAGTTAAATGTACGTTGGAGAGCCCAAATTCTTCTGAAATAGATTCCTGCTAATCCCGATAAATCGAAAGGGATAGTCTGCATTTTTTACGCCTCAAGCCAATAATCGTAGCTGAATGTACAGCTAAACATAATCACATCTTCAGTATCTTGAGACAAAGGAACTTCTGCAACATCTTCAGGATAGCATCCTACCATTTGTATCTTTAACCAAGTACTTCCAGGAGGATCTAAACATTTCAAATACAAATTAGCTTTCAAAAGTGGATCTAGAGTTCCTATCCCTGTTTTAACTCCTGAAATGGTTTCCTGCCAACTATTTAATGCCTCAAAAACTTTCTTATCCGTACCTTCCCTAATCACTACAGGCCAGGATTGAGACATAGTTATTTTTCCTGGTACTTTCATACCTGGACCTCCTTTGTAGGCCAGCTTGATTCCTCCTAAACCTCTTCCTGGAATCGAAGTGCTAAAAGCTCGAATTTCCAGCGATTCTGCATCCCCTCCCCCAGGAATATTAGGTATAACAATATCCCACAAATACGCTCTTGCAGGGTTTGTTAAATCATTTTTTAGATTATCAACACTCATTACCATTATCTATCTCCTTTTTTACTTTTGAAAGATTAGAATAACTTTCCTTTAGCTATTAACTCTTCAAAGGAAGTTCCAGACTTTGTAACAGTAACCTGTAACTGAACATAGTAAGCCACTCTAACAGGCTTAATAAGCACATCCACCATAAGCTCGTTATTATCAATTCTTGCAGGAGTATTATTAGTCTCATCACAGATAACACGATACCCTGAATCACCTGCCTCTTGCTGAAACGCGCCCTGAGCTGCTATCCGATCTAAATACTCATTTAACAAAGCTTCTACTCTAAACCGAGTAATCTCAATGTTAGGCTCAAAAACGAAAGTCCTCAACGATATTGCTATAGATTTCTCAAGTACAATCAGTAGTCTTCGAACATTAAGATCGCTTAAAGCTGAATGTTTCTTCTGCTCGGTTAACTGACCCCAAATTACATTTCCTTCTCCACCAAAATCTTGGAATGGATTAATTTGGTTCTGATGAAGGAGATCCCTTTCACCTTCAGTATAAACTGGATCTATTTCTTGAACATCAAGTATTCCTCGATTAAATCCAGCAGGAGCATCCCAAGGATGACCAACATAGTCATTATATGCTATTTGAGCAGCTCTATATCCAGAAGGCGGAACTTCAACTAGCTTATCATTATACGAATCATATATTGTTAACCATGGAGAATCAAGCACGCAATAACTTGAATTGAACGACTGCGTACTATTTCTCCAAGTAACTGTATCAGTTGAGGAACTGGTTACACTGTAAGGAATGTCAAGGAGTGCTACACAATCCAGTCGTGCTTCAGCAACTGTCTTCATCTTCAATTGAACTGCAACAGAAGTCTCACCACCGTTAATAAGCAATCGAATATCAACCACGCTAGGATTGATAAACTCATCCCAACCTGTAATAAGCTGCCCATCAGTGATATCACTTCCATCTGATCCACCTGTGAGTACCAACCGAGTACTCTGAGCTTTTGGCAGAATAGTATCAGCTAGAGCACTATCTGCTACCAAAATATAATCGCTCACACCATTAATTTTATCCTCAAGATAAAGATCTCGACCAAATCCATCTATCTTTTCTTTTCTGGACACTTTCCATGTTTCTACCTGAGACCAATTCCCATCATCATCTTGCCAGTATACAAGAATTTCAAAAGTGTACTGATCTACAGCCACTTCTTCCGTCCCATCCTTAACATTTTGGATTATGATACCCGTCCTGTTTCCCCACTCTCCAGGATTCGTAGACATAATCTGAAAAACTATATCTTCTAAGTATCCAGTAGGAGCACTAAACGCCGAGGTAGATTTACCTACTGCAAATGCAGTATTACTTTCATCAGAAGTCGATTTCATTATATTAGCACCAGGATAAAGTGCTCCATTAGCTACTCGCAAGCAGTACAGAGCATTTCCCTTAGCTAAGTAAGCCAAAGCTGCATAATGGAAAAAATGCCCAGATGTTGGGTCAGGCTCTCCATACTCATCTATAAATTGCTGAGTATTAGTAATTAAAACAATATTATCAACATCACCTTTTGCAGAATAGCCAACTAGTGCAGCAGAAGAACTAGCGACATTCGCAACGATTTCGCTGATATCACGCTCTTTGGTGTAAACGCCGGGACTCAAATGTAAAGACATAAATTTAGCCTCCTCTCAATAGGTTTAACAGGTGCTTTGCACCTTTTCGAATATCCTTCCTGTTAATAAAAATTACATCAAATCCCTTCTCCTGAAATAAATACTTCCTCTCTTTGATATATGCTTCTACGGAACCATAAGTTACTTCTTTCCAAAAATCATCAAAAACCTCTACTACCAACTTTCTATCATTATGTATAAAATCAGGATTTATGTGTTTTTTGTGGGTAACAACCCAAAAGGAACCGTCCCCCACATATCTATAAGGCAGCAAATTATCAGTAATAACTTCCATAACAATCTTCTCGTACGATGTAGGCCTATTCTCCATTAACGCTTTTAAAGCATTTTTCTTTCTTTTTAGAGCAACTTCTGGATTACATAAAGCATGTGTTCCATCTTTGTATCTCTTTCTATTTCCTTCGGCCGACTTCCTTTTCGACTCTTCAGTATGATGTTTTCCATAAAACGAATTATTCTCACCTTTAGTTTCTCCTCTCTTAG